AATAAGATATGAATAGTTTAGTAGAAGAGTTGATGAGTATTTCTGAAAAGTTTAATGAAGATATTCAGGAAATTGAAAGAGAAAAGAGAATGAACATAATAGCACAAAACGGTGCTACAGGATGCCATTATGAATTAGATTCTACTTTTGGAAGGCTGCATACCTCAGCTAAGGAAACTAAAGCTGACGAAAGAAAGGCAATACCTGTTTATTCAGGATGTTTAACATATTTCCCAGATGCATTGAAAGAAGTTTCTAAGTGTAGCTTAGCGGGTCAAAAACAACATAATCACGGAGATAAATTGTATTGGGACAAAAATAAGAGTACTGACAACGCAGACGCAATGGTAAGGCATTTAATAGACCATAGCACAACCCCAATGGATGATGATGGTATACTTCACCTAGCAAAAGTTGCTTGGAGAGCCTTAGCTACTCTTCAGATATACTTGGATAATCAATAATAAATGTTAAAGTTTTGTTAAAAACTTGTATATTATTAATATAAACCATAAATTTGAGCATAATTAAAAACAATATTATGAAAAAAGTTATAGAGTATTTTGCAGAATTTATGGTTTATTTAATACTGAGTATGATTTTGGTTTATTCAGTGTTAATATTTCTATCATTTATCATTAAATTATTAATAAAATAATTATGGAAAACCACATCAAATTAGCTATAGAGGCTATAGAGCCTTCTTATGATACCAATAGTAGTTATCACTACCCTATTCCTAATGAAATAACCCTAAGTATTTACTCTGGTAGGTGTTCTATAGATATAAATTTAAAAGGTGAATTACTAAGCGTTGAAGTTTTTAATGAAGATGTTTGGGTCGATATGACAGAGCAAGATATTGAGTATCTTTACAAATATACAAATGGATTGTTAGAAGAAGAAATTGAACTAACTAAGAGATATTATGAGGAAGAGAGGTACGAGGAACAAAAAACTTATTTTATTAGGTAGTGTTTTTACTTAGTAAATGTGCGCTATTAAGCATTAATTTAACGTATGCGGTTAATGTTAGTTTTTTAACGAATAAATAAACAAAAAGAATGAAAATAGATAGAGATTTAATAATGGATGACTTAGAAGATATACAAGACAATGTTGATTCTCTTGGATTTATAGGAAGTAACGAGAATGATTTATGGAGACGAGAACAAATGGCAGATTACATAGTTAAAAAATTAACTTTAACCGATGTTGTGGGGCATACAATTGCCTATGAGTTACTTGCTTACACTAAGTTTTTAAGGGATGAATTACATTTGAATATATCTGATACTTGGATAGAAAGCTATGTGAAAAACAGCAAGTAATTGCCAATGTATGCGGTTAAGGTTAGTTGCGTGAATCATTAATAAATTAATTATGGACTTAAAAAAAATATTAAAAAAAGCATTTGATGCTGGTTATAACACTTCATTAATGTATAATAATTTAGGCAATGAAGCACACAGGGATTTCCAAGAATTTTATAAAAAACAAGTTACCGAGCAATTAACTTTAACCGATGTTGTGGTGGCAGAGAGTGCGTTAAATTGCAACCACGAATGGATAAATAACACTCATAGAAAAACAAAGTACTGTAAAAAAGGTTGTGCTGGTTTTTATGAAATTGTAATTTAATGCACTACAACGTAGTTGTACAAGGATAGTAAACGATTAAATGAAACTAAAATAAAACAGAAATGAGAGATTTAAAAACAAACAAATTATGAAAGATTTATTATGGGAGGTAAAGTATGAATTAACAAGAACATTAAAGCATTTTTGTTATGTGTTGTCGGTAATCTGTTGGTTTGCTTTTTGGTATGCAATAACTTCTTTAATTATAGGTGAATGGAACTATGCAAGCTGGAACAAGGATGTAATAGTTATTTATAATTATTGGAGTTTTACGGCTGGTATTGTTTATTTAATGTACAGAATAATGACTTAAAAACCAATTTTTACCAACGTAGTTGTATAGGAAATGTACGCCTTAATAAGCAAGAAACAAGAAGTAAATAATTAGTAAATAAACAAATATTAACATTTAATAAGACCTAAAAAGTATGTTTTTTATACGTTGTTGGGCAAAGTAAAATATGGAAATAGCATTAATAATAGTTACAGTAATTCTGGTTTTAATAATAATAGCACTTGTTTGGTTTATAAAAGGAATTGTCGGGGGCTGGATGGGTAGGTAGATTTTATTTTGCCCAACGTGATTCTGTATGATTAGTAGCTTGAATTAAACAATAAATTAAATAAATAAAAGATGAATAAAGAGCAAATAATTGAAAAAATAGTAAATGACTTACCAATAAGCGATATGCTTGGTAAGATGACTAAAGAAGAATGGTACGGATGGTTTGAGGAATTCTGGGATAAAGCTATTAATTATACAGGTTGTTGTAAAACGTTAAAGGGTAAAGAAGTAATAACCTTTGAGGAATGGAAGGAACAAAATTGCAAACACTTAGAAGGCGACCTTTACTCTTTTGAAAATGGCGGAGTATTTGATAGTTATGGTTTAAGGTATATTTATATACGAGAAGTAAAACAATAACCTTTAATGTTCTACAACACCAAGATAAGAAAGCGTTTTAATGCTTTTTATCAACTGTTGACCAACGTTTTAATGTTGGTAATTATACTAAAAAATAAATAAATAAATTATAAGAAATATGAAAAAAGATTATTGCCCAGAATCAGCAGACAATTTACTAGAAAGCTTTAAAGAATTAACAGGGTTTGATTACTCTTCGTCTTCACAAAAGAATAAAGACGTATATCTTAGGGCGTTATCTTACAAGATACTTATAGAGTTAAACTTTATGAACGACAGACAGGTTTCTGAATACCTTACCTCTAAAGGAGTTCACAGAAACAGAAGTTCAATATACCACGCGTTAAGCAAAATAGATATGTATTATACTAACTTCTCTAATTTTAGAAAACCTTATGATTTGTACTTTACAGATATGGGTATTAAAAGAAAAGCTACTATAGAAGAAAAAGAAATTAAAATAAGAAAGGATGCTAAAGAGGTTTATAATAACAATCCTAATACGCTACCCGATAGGTTGAAAAATCTAGTAGACGGAATACCTGAAGACAGAAGAGAGGAGGTTTACGAGATGCTTAACCTTAGAGTAAAGTCTTGGGATTGGAAGTCTAAGAACGAGTATGAGATAATAGAAGGAGCTAGTGGAATAGGTAATAGTACTTGGAATCAGTAGCAAAAACAGAAAACCTTAATTTAAGTTACCATAGTATGAGTAAATCAGAAGAAATAAAAGCTACAGACGGCAGAAAAGGTAATTCAAGAAAGAAGTCTATACCTAATCTAGCTGTACCTGACAATGAAAGGTCCAATAAACCAGCAATGAATACAGCTAAGAAAAGCAGGAAGAAGCAGTACGCTAAGAAAGCTATTAAGAATGTTTTTGGTAGTGAGGTTAATGCTTTTGAGAGCTTAGCTAAGAAGGCTGAAGAAGGTAGTTACAATCATATGAAACTACTATTGGATTTTGCTTATGGTGATGAGAATGAAGGCAATGTGACTAGAGTACAAGCTCCTGTAATAAACTTCTTCGGTGATAGCCCTGAAGGAAAAGCAATAAAAGAAAAAATAATAGACGTAACACCAAAAGAAGATGATAAATAATTTTAATATTACTACAATAATTATCGATTACATACCAGAAAATAAGCTAAACATAGTGACTGCAAATAATATTTGTTGGTGGACTACTTGTATAGTGGGGTTAGAATTAGATAACTTAGCAGATGTTTACACTTTTTTGGATAGAAAATTAGATTTAATAGATGAGTAGTAACATAGACATCCACGAAAAATACATACCTATTTTCAAAAACGAGAGTAGGTATTTCGTTGTTACAGGGGGAAGGGGTTCAGGAAAATCTTTTGGTATAAATGTATTTCTACTTAATCTAACTTATCAAAAAGGACATAAGATACTTTTCTCTCGCTACACAATGATATCAGCACACACCTCTATTATACCTGAATTTATTGAGAAAATTAACTTAATGGGTGTTCACGATGACTTTAGGATAACTAAGGATGAGATAATGAATCTAAAGACAGGTAGTAGTATCATCTTTAAAGGTATTAGAACCTCTTCAGGTAATCAAACAGCAGCATTAAAGTCTCTTAACGGTATTACAACGTTTGTTGTAGATGAAGCAGAGGAATTGGTTGATGAAGGTGTGTTTGATAAGATTGATTTCTCTATACGTTCTCTATTGAAGCAGAACAGAGTTATATTGATATTAAACCCTACAACTAAAGAGCATTGGATATATCAACGTTTCTTTCAGAATGAAAACGTACTTCCTGCATCTAATACAGAGAAAGGAGACACAACTTATGTACATACAACATACAAAGACAATAAGAAAAATCTATCGCAATCATTCCTGCAAAGGATATTTGAAATGAAGCGTAAGAGACCCGACAAGTATCAGCACCAAATATTAGGTGGTTGGTTAGCTAAAGCAGAGGGTACTATTATAAGAAAATGGAGAGTTGGAGACTTTATTCCTACAGAACTTACTTGCTATGGTCAGGATTACGGATTCTCAGCCGATTTAACGACACTTGTTAAGATTTCGATAGATAAGCATTCAAGAAAGGTTTGGGTTAAGGAAATCTACGGAAAAGCCAATCTAACGACATCTGACATAGCTACTAGAAACAGAGCTGAGTGCGGTATGGACTTAATTATATCAGATAACTCTGAGCCCAGACTTCTTAACGAGCTTAAAACATTGGGTATTAATATAAAGCCAACCATAAAAAAGAAGGGTAGTATATTGTCAGGTATTGCTCTTATGCAGGACTATGAGATAATAGTAGATAGGGGTTCTCACGGTATCATAAGAGAGCTTAACAACTATGTATGGAAGGATAAGGGTGAAGTGCCTATTGATAAGTTTAATCACTTTATAGATGCTATCAGGTACGGAATGATGTATCTAATACAAGGAAAGAACTCAGGTGTTTATACAATAAGATAAAGCGTTTAATAATATAGGTAAGAGACCCGATAATTAAGTTTATCGGGTCTTCTTGTGTTTAATAATATGGTATGTTTAATATGAGGGGATGTTTAATATGATACCCGTGTTTAATAATATGGTATGTTTAATAATATGGGGGTAAATTCCTTATCCATATTGATTCTAGATAGCTTATTTAGATTGATTATAAATAGTGTATCTGTTTGCATATTATAATAAATTATTGTAGACGTATGCGGGTACATTCTTTAAAAAACTATGTTACAAAGGTAAAACAGCAAACGAGCCTAAAAAAGCTTAAAAAAAGTATTTTTGTAAAGTTTTTATTTATTTGTGTTGTATATCAAAATAAAAGTGTATATTTGTAGTGTAGTAATTAAGTAACTAATATTTAAAACATAAACAAGATGAGAAATGTAAACCCAGCAAAAGTAATAACAGTAGTAATTTTTAGTATTTTAATAATCGCAGTGTTAAGAGATGCTTTTATTAATGGCTCAAACTTAAATTAATATTAAAAAAATAAAATGTATAAAACACTAAACGAAATTAAAGAGCTAGCAATCGCGACCGAAAATAGTTATTTGATGCATAAAATTAGCATACTAGAAACCGAAATTAAAATCGCAATATGCGACGAAAAAATAGAAACTTATAATAAAATATATAATAATGAGTGAATATAAATTAAACATTGCATCAGTGTTTTTAATAATCAAAAGTAAGAAGGATTTTATTTGCTTTACTTTAGATGAGACAGAAACAAAAGTAGTAGATTACATTTTGACAAACGATTTAACAAGGTATCGAAAACAATATCAGCAATTTCGATTATTAGATATCGTAAAAAAAGAGAACATTAACACAATAAACTTATAATATGAGACTTACAAAAGAAATAACAACAGCACAAAAAATAGTTAATAACGCAAATTATAAACAAGATTTTACAATTAATATAGGGATAGAAAAAAGTATTGATAGTAGATATATTGTTTCCTGTTATAATTTATATTCAGGTAAAAATCCCAGTCTAGAATTTGATTTGTTGAGCAATGTAAGCGATATTTGCAAAAATTGCAATTCTATGTTTGACAGCATCGGAGGATGGTTATGCCCTGATACAGGTGTATATTTTTTAGATGCAAATATGCACTTTCACGATATTAATTTTGCATTAAAATTTGCCAAAGTTAATAAGCAAATTGCGATATTTGACAAACTAAAAAACCAATGTATATATTTGAATAATACTAAAACAATATAGTAATGAAGAAATTAACACCATACCAACTAAGTAAAATTAGTAAAAATTTAGATTACTATTTTAACAAAGCAACAAAGGAAGAAATTAAGGAAGGAAAAGAATGGTATTTAAATGCGCACGATATTTGCAAAGATATTGCGACAAAATACGATACTACTACTTTAATAGCTGCGCAGGTTATTAGTGCATTGAGTCCTCGAAATAAATGGAAACAAAACGTAAAAGATACTTACAAAGTTTTCGAGGCAGTTAAATTTGGTATCCATCCAGAAGATATAAAAGTTTGTACCTTCCATACTAATAAATTTAAGGCTTTTAATATTATAAGTAACAATGTACAAATAACTGATAAAAGTCTTAAAACGTTTAACTTTGTACATAATATAGCTTTTTTAAGCAATAATCATTTAACCATTGATATTTGGCATTTGCGGTCCTGCTTTTCTCGTATGATGCAAATAGATAAAGCTAGTATCGGACGCATTGCATACCAGCAAATAAAAAGCTTAACAATAAAGAAGGCTAATATATTAGGGCTAAAAGGGTATCAATATCAGGCAGTAATATGGGGCTCAATTAGAAACGAATAACAACAATATAAAACATATAAGAAATGGAGAATACAACAATAGCACTAAACAATATAAACACATCACAGCACGTACTAAATGAAACTTACTTAGTAGGTACTAACCAATACGGTGAGCCTATTACAATACTATGCAATACTATAGAATTATTAGAATGGTTAGACATACCAAGAATGAAAGATCAATGCTGTAAATATATTAATCAAATAAATAAATAAGCAATGTATACTGTAAAGGAATTAGAATCTAAGTTAATAGAGCAGCAAGAAATAATAGTACTGCTAAGAAACAAACTAGCAAGACTGAGGGGCAAATATGGTGACTTACTAGAGGATATAGAATTATAAAACCTTAAGCCTATTATATTAATTTATGGTAGGTTTTTTTGTGCCTTATAATAAGCTATAGATTTAGCCTATAATGAATATTTTTAATATAGGTTATTCTTATACAGATATTATTTTAATAGTCTGATATTGTGAAGGAGTATGTAGAAATAATTTAAACTACCATTTTAACTTCATCACTTACCTATTTAACACACTATAACTACCTTACTATGCTACCTATTCGTATGTTTAATACAGTAGCTTAAAACGTCTTACAATCGTCTAATAGATTATATTGATAGTATGTGGGTAGTTGTATAGATTAACGTAATATGGGTATCGTAGATGTGTAGTACCTCAATTAAATAAATTCAAACAAAAGTCAAATATCTTTTCACCTAAAACATAGATACCGTATTAGAAAAAATAATAAATAGTCAAATATCTTTTTGCTGATATGTAATATTATAGGTTAGAAAAATAAAT